GTTTCCGTGCGCTCTCAAAAAAGGTAGGGGCCATTCGATCGCGCTTACCAGAGTTACATTTGACGCAAGCCGCAACCATATTGGTCGCTTCATCTGTGCCGCCTTTGCTGATGGGGATAAGGTGATCGACTGTGTTCGCTTCCTGCCCGCAGTAATGACAAGTGAAGTAATCGCGTTGTAACACTTCGCTTCTAACGCGCTTGTAATACGCTGAGTTATATCTCTTGTGGCTCAATGCCAGCCCTTACGTTCCAAGTGGCTGAGTGCGAGGCAGGCATCGCCTTTATATCTGTGTCCTAAATAGCGTAAGTGCGCTCTTATCTGTTGATATGGATTCAGGTCTCTATACCAAGTCGAACGCATCTGTCCTAAGCCATAATGAGATCCGTTGCGAGCTTTAGGATTCCAATTACTTTCCTTATGAATCAACCAGTTATAACACTGAAATTGATTCCAACTCATCTGATTGTAAGCATATAGTTTTAGATTCATATCTGCTTTTGATGGGCTTGTATTTATTATTGAAATCAATAGAGCTGTTACTGCTGTAGCTATCAAGCGGAAGCAATAGGCCCCCTCAACCTCCGCTACAGGGCCAGCTCCGCGCCCGCGCTTTGGCGAGAGTGTAACGCCTTTGTCAAATAACTTACGCATCAGTTCTCCTATTATCTCACTATATGGACAAGATATGTACGGATATGACCGATTACCCCTCTAACTCAAGCACCTTCCTGACGTCTATCTCATTAGCCCCATTGAGGCCAATAATGGCATCTTTGAGCTTTTCTCGACCATCGCCGTGGAACTTAGTGGTCAGATAGGGCTCAGACTCGCTACCCTCTAACCAATCAACTATTTCACCATTCGGATCAATAACTACATCATCAAGGTAATTGAACTTCTCCAATATCTTATCTACTGACGATTCTCTTACCGATTCCACTATCTCACTAGGGACGTTGGTCTTTACCCATTCAATAAACTTACGATCTGACTTGATGACCCACTTGAACTTGGGCTTGGTCGTTGTTATGTAGGCAATTACTTCATCACCTAATTCAGCCTTTACCCTATCGGCTCCCAATTCATTCATCTGAGCTTGTAAGTCGGCTCGTAGCTCATCCTTCAGGCGTTTTGCTTGGTCTGCTAGAAGGCTAATTGCCGCTAGTTTCAGACTCAGGTCTTTGATTGTCATCTTGCTCCCTTTTCTTTGCTCTGTTTAGCCGGATTTCTAATGATGCGAGATTGACGCCCATATCTCGGGCGATGAACTCTTTATCGAAGCCCCATTCGAGCATCTGACGGATATATGCCAGCGAATGGGTGCTTCTGCCTAGTTTGTCTTCCCTGCCCATTGATCCCCTAGATACTTTGTGTAAATCGGTGGAATGGCTTCAACCAATTCAGTCCAAATCATCCAATCGATTCCCATCGCTTCTCTTGCCTCGGCTATCGTAGTCGCAGTCTTGCCGCCTTGTGGGATTTCATCGTTTAGCGAGCCATAAACGCCGACTGGCCTTCCTTGGGCTTTATGGTCACACTCAGACCCTTTGAGTTTTACATTGTTCTCAAATAGTCTGTGACGCCTTACCTTTAGGCCGAAGGACGAACCACATAACTGAATAGGATCAATCAAAGGCGCACCTTTGACGTTTTCCATTATGTAAGGTTTACCTGACTCGATCAGCATCTTTCGAACTGGCTCAATCAAATCCAATTTAGAAGTCTGCTTACCTTGCGCTATGCGTAAATTCCGAGTTATTGAGTAAGTCTGGCAGGGAGGCGATGCGTGGATTAGGTCGAAAGATTGTAAATAATCGATTGATAACTCCATAACGTCGCCTCGAATGTAGGTAAATGGGTAACGTTTGCCGTGTTTGACATCGACTCCCGTCACATCAAAACCAGCTAAGTGATACCCCATTGAGGCCCCACCAGCACCGCAAAACAAGTCTAGGACTTTGATGCCCATCCGTCCCCCTTGAAGTGCGTAGGTGTTGGGCTATAAACCTTACGAAGCGGCTTAGAACAATGACAAATCATTGTCTGACTAGCCGCCTCAAGGGTTAGCGTAATTTCTATCTGTTCTTCACACCGGTCACAGTAGTAATCATATGTCGGCATCGATGAACCTTTCCAATGTGGCGTTGCCATTCCAATAGCGTTCTTTGATGCGCTCCTGCCCATCGGCTATCTTACAAATCCGACACTTAGCGGCCTTCATTTTGTAATTGCCGCATTGGTCACATCGGGTAATAGCATCTTCTTTATTAGCTACTCGATCCAATGGCTCCACCAATCTCTGCTCGAAGCAATTCTGACATTCCATCAGCCAGACATCTTGGCCCTCGGTTATTTCAGAATCGTATTTACTGATTCCCCTTTGAGCTGTGACCTTTTTACAGTTGCCACAGTTGAATGGATGGATTTCGTCAATCATTTCTGGAAGACCCAATGCCCATCGGCTCCGATTTTCATCCACTTAGCCGGATGGCCAGATTTAGGAACTGGACAGACCCAGCCTCGATATTCTTTGCCCTCTTTTGTGCCTTGCTTGAGAATCATCGGGCCGCATCCATTAGCGCATAGTGGCACTTCATCAATTACTTCAGCACCGAACTGTTCAGCAATATGGCTGACGTCCCAGACTATGGGTTCAGGGTCGTTCGGTCTTTGATCCGCAACAAACTCTGCGAGAGCTTTGTTTGTTGTCTGGATAGGTTTTTTAGGCGTTCCAGATGGCTTCGCGAAATATCCAGCGAGATTGAGAGCGCGTCCAAGCGCACCAGTTTCCGCAAGTTCCAGCGCATACTGCTTGGATTTAGACTCACTTGAGAGTCCTGTCGTCCAAGCCGCAGAATCAGCCTCAGTCCTATAAAGCTCAACTTTGACAATATAAACATCGCAAGTAGGAATAAGTGATTCCTCAAGAACGTGCGACTTGATTCGATAATCTGGGTAAGCATTGATGAACTCTTTCAATCGGTCTTGAACGGATACATAATCATCTAGGTAATTCGACATTTAGTTTCTCTCTCCCTGCGAACTCATCGATCGCATATTCCAGTTGTTCCTTCAATGACCAGAATGTCCCATCTGGCCAGTTCTGCGCTTCATTGGCGCAAGGTTGGCAATAAAACCGCACTTGAGCGCGGCGTAGTGGCGTTTCGCTTTGGACTTTCCAGACTGCTGGGACTTGTGCTTTCAAGTGCCAAGTGCCGTCCTTCAACTGCCCATAACGAGATTTACAGTAATCGCACCATTGGCGGTTATTAGTATTGCGAGTCAGACTCAACGTCGTCCCAATCTTCAGGAGTTGAAAATCGGCAGAAGCCCAAGATAGCGGCGTATCCAATGAGATCGAGATACGAATCTTCGCGCTCTGGACTTTCCACCATTCGGCTGAGTTTGGTCGCGATAAAAATAGTCGCCAACTCAGATGGGTCTCTGAGCTGAACACCGAGGATTCTCGCGATTTTGTAAATGCGTAATAAATTGTGCCTCGGGTCGCCATATTCCATCCCTCGGTCTTCGAGGGTGTTACCAGCGTCCGAGAGCCAGTCACTTAGCGATCTCTCTGACATATTGATTCGAGGCCCTTCCGCGCTTGTATCCTTCATTGAAGGCTTTGGCTTTAGCAGATTCGAAAGCCGCATAGACGACCCAGAATCCAATAAATAGTGAAATGAGGATTGTGACGATTTGCTCGGGTGTGAAGTCATTCGACATCCGCGCTCACCCCGAATCGATCTAGCCAATAGGCTGAGATTTCTTCTCTACTTAGCCGCCCTCTTGTTGATTGGCGACCTAGCGATTCGATTGCGTATCTGCGGATAATCTGGCCCTTGACGTAATTCTTACCATCTGACCAAGCTCCCGAAGTCGAATCAAATCGAATTACTTTCGGATTATTTATCACTTATTCTCCCTTCCAAATCCTCTAAATGGATTTAGTGGGATAAATGTAATTACCTAAATGGATTTATACAAGTAGGAGTTCGGCGAGTCGGATTGGGAGGAAGGCGCAGAGCTTATGAACCTTCCCAGCGTTGGCGAAGTCGGTCTTGTCTGGTAGGGCCTTCCAATGCCATTCTGGGGCCTCTAGAGCCCCTAAGTCGAACTGATAGACACCTTTAGGCGTCGCGTTGATATAAAGCGTCCTAGCCCCTGTCCTAGCCCTTATATCGGCCAAATAATCCCACTTCTTCTTCTCGATTATCAGAGTGTCGTAATGGGTGCGTCGGCACTTCATCTCGATATAAGAATCGCTGGTAATGCCGTCAGCTCGGTCGGTCGCCGATAGTGGCGTCAAGTCCGGATAGATGGCCTTGAGTGCCTCGAATAGTTCGACTTCGCGAAGGTAAATTAGTCGTCGTCCTCGTCTTCGTCCCAAGGCTTGAACATTGGGTTGCCGTTATCAACTATCCATTCAGGATACGAGCTACGATCCATAGCGAAGGCGAGGGCAGTTCCCTCATCCATCCCAGCGCGGCGGCAAGCCATATAAACTTCATTGGCCGCAATAGCCCAGAAGTCGAGGCGAGTAAGTGGAACGTCTTTAGTCGTTCTGCGACGTTTTGCCACCTTCTTGGCCTTCTTGCTACCTTGCTTTCTTGTTGCCACTTCTGCTCACTTTCGCCGAGAGTGCTAATTCTAACTGACTCTCCATCTTGTCGAGGCGCGACACAATGGGCAAATTCTCAAGTTTGATTATGTATCTCAGACCGGCAATCAGGAGGCCAATCGATCCGAGAACAGAGGCGACAGTCGCCGCGAACTCAGAGGCGGCCATTACCGAACTTTCCCGTAACGCTCGTAAGAAGGGTTCAGCCAGTTGATAATGCTAGGCAAGACTGACGCTAGAGCCGCGTTGGCAATCGCATTGACGTCTAGGCCAACTGCTAGGTAGGTCGCTAACGCCGCCGCTACGAATGTCTTGGCCCAACTTCCGGCCATCAGTTTCAATTCTTTCATTTGTCTTCCCTTCTAGGTCGAACCACTTTCCGTCATTGTCTCCCAAAGTTGTAAAGCTGATATGGAAATGCGACTTGTGAGGATTAGGGCCTCGGTATTTTCTGCGCTTCCAATTCAGCGTACTGCTCATAATCTTGCCGTCAAAAATAATGTATTTGATTCGCTTGTCGCCTCGCTGGGCGCACTTGCGAATCTTCTCAACTAATGCGTAAGCCTCCTCTTTATGAGCTGAGAGGTCGGCGTCAATATCTAACGCGCGAACTATTCCATCGACCGGAATATGATCCGAATTACCTTTCGCCAAATGGCGAGCGTCAGCAATCCAGCCATCAGAGCGGCGGTCGCGATCAGGATAATCGTCATCGATTTGATTTCTCAGCTGTTGGCCAGCCTTACAAAGTTTAGGCAAGGCCTAGCACTTTCAAATCATCAATATCAAGACCTAAAGCTTCCAATTTTGCTTGAGCGGCTAACTTCTTAGCTTCCGCTAATGCGTCTTGTTCGGCTTTCCAAGCATCAAACTTGGCAAAACCATCTTCAAATTGTTTCTTAGTGATTGGCTCGCAATCAATGAATTCAATGCCTTCAAATTCTGATCCATAAATAACCCAACCGCCATCGGGTTTCAGCATTTTCAAAACGTCGGCTCCAGTTGCCATTTTATGCGCCTATCTCTAGAACTGTGATATTTGAAGTCGAGTTTCCACCTTGGATGAAAACTGTTGAACTGTTCTGCGAACTGCGGAATTGAAATTTGTAGGTTGTCGCGCTAGTTGTAGCAGGAGAGTCTAAATATGAAGCGGTCGCTCCGGTTCCGACTCTTGCTTCGACTGTGCTCGCGTTATACCCAATCGTATCGCCGAAAAATGCCAACTGTGTGGCTCCGCGCATCAAGCGCAATCCTAACGCGGCCGAACTGCTTGTCTCTTTTCCGCAACCATTGATAGCACCAATAATCAAGATTTTTGAAGTTGATGCGGTTGGAGTAATAGTGACTGTTAGACCTGTATCTGTCCAAGTATCGCTCGAAGAAGTGGCGGAAGTTGAATAAGTGGCATTGACAACTTGAAGCACTTTTCCTCCGCCGGCTGGTGATGCCCAAGTTGGAACTCCTCCAGAAACTGTCAAAACTTGGCCAGTTGTTCCAATAGCTAGTCGAGTATTGGTGTTAGCGGTTGATGAACGATAAGCAATATCTCCCAAAGTAGTTTCGGGATTCAGGGCTTTGACTGTCGTATCAACTGACGAACCTAGTGATCGAATGGCTGATGCGCCATCTTTGACCAGAGCTGTGTCGTCCGGTGTTGTCCATCCGTAATTCGTCGTTGTTGCCATTAGCTGATTACTCCTGTCGCGTTCTGCCAAGTAAGTGTAGCGGATATGGTCTGCCAAGTGAGGGAAGGTGCTACGTCTTCCCAAGCCTCGGTGAATGTGTTGAACTCTGCTGGGCTTAGATTCAAGGTGATATAAAGGCCGCCGACTGATGCCCTAAATGACCAGCCTTCGACGAAACCTAGAAACGAACCGCCAGAAATATTGGCCGGAAGGTTATTTATGGCAACTGGTAGGCCCATAAATACGCCAAGTAACGCGTCGCGGTCAGTGTCATCGATTTCGGGATTCTGGATTGGGAAGGTAATTGACTTGAACTCGGCGTAGGGAGTGGCTCGCAGGGCAATTACCTTATCCGCAAAGTCTTCGACGTCTGAGGCGTTCTTGAGGTAAGACTGGAATTCTTCGGCGTACAGACCATAGTTCGCTTGGCTTGTTAGGTTCTCGGAAGTGTAGGCATTATTGAAATTGTTCCCGTAATTGACTGTAAGGCTATTGAGAAGATTACCTTGGCGAGTAACCGCTGAGATGCCCGAGCCGAGGGCGTGAAAGCCGTCCAGTTCGGTGTAACCATTGGCCTCGAGGTAATCCTGTCGGTGGCTAGCGTCAGCGTAGGAAATTCGGCCTTGAGGGTCTTCGTACAGGTAGCCAAGTGCGCTTTTGGAAATACTGGAAGCAATAGGCGCAAGATATTGATCCGTAATCTGTCGGCTCACTAATGTGTATTCGCCAGCGTCAATCGTTCCCAGTCCAACGTTGCCAGCATTGGCCCAAGTAATAGTAGGGTCATAATCGGCCCAAGTCTCTGAAGGTGGGACTTCATTCCAAGACTCGAGCAAAAGATTGGCAAGGAGTTCAGTTATTTGTGCGCCGTCTAACCCTTCGGCTAGGTTGCCATCAAATAAAGCTCTCTGAAGCTTACTCAAGGCTCCGAGGGCCGTAATGCTCACTCGGGTGACTGTGCCTGTGTTGCCTGAAGAATTGACTTCAATCGCTAAGTCGGAAATTCGACCGCCGAAAATAGGGACATAAGTAGCCGTTGAGTCTTGAACTTCGATTGTGATGGCGGTATTGATTGACCAGTTATAGACGGCGTTTGTCGTATTGATGAGAGTCAGCGAACAATAACTTGGCAAGGTGTCGGAATTGAAATCAGTACGCCCAGAAGTAATCGAAAGGTTAGTGAGGGCAATATCTGTGACGTCTGTGCCGTTAGCCTTGACGCGCCAAGTGGGAGTCCAAAAGGTCATAGGATTTGCGCTTGAGTCCTCAAGCCACCAGCTCCGGTGGTTCCTCGGTTAGTTGAATTATTGAGTGCCAAGACGACTGCGCGAGTAAAGCCTTCCTCATCGATTACGCTTGGAGCATTGACGTTGATGATGACGTTATCTCGTTCTTCGCCAGCTCGAGCGGCTGACGGATTGAAGGTTGAACCAGCGATTGAAGTAAATGGCGCGGTTCCTCCGCCGGTTGGGAAAACGATTGTGCCAGCTCCTACGTTAGGAGTTCCGGACGTTACGCCGCCAGTTGAACCGCCTGTGCTAGTGCCACCGGTAATAGTTCCGCCGGTGATTGTTGGCGGTGTGATTGTAATTCCGCCGCCTGTGGCAGTTCCGCCGAATGGTAGGCCACCCGGAGCGACTGTGTTAGATCCTGTCGAACCGCCTCCGCCGAAGCTGACTCGATTGATTGTCGGAGTATCTGGGCCAGTCGTCAGCGCGTTCTTTGCTCTAATTAGAGCATTGATTCCAGCAATAGCGGCGTTGATGATTGGCTCAAGAGCTTTGAGAGCTATCGAAACCGCTTGGACGATACCACTAGCAACTTTGCTCAGACCCGAAATTGCGTTGCCAAGAGTGAAGGTGATGAAAGGCACTAAAAAGTCTTTGGCGAAATTGTAAAGTCCGCGAATTGCTTCCTCATTGTCTTTGAAGGCTTTGATAACTGGATCAATAGCCGCTTCTTTGAATTCTTTCAGTTTAGGAATGGCGGTTGTCGTAATAAACGTCAAGAATTTTTCAATCAATGGCAGAAGGGCAGTTCCAAGAGTTTCCTTGGCTTCATCGAAAGCGACTTGGACTCTAGCGATTTTGCCTTGGAAGGTGTCGGCTTGAGTCGCCGCCGCGCCTCCGAATGTTGAGCTGAGTTGGCTGATTGCGCCTTCAAGCCCGAGAGTCTTTATTTCAGCGGCGGATAGTCCAACGCCTAAACGAGTGAGGGAGCCAGTATTACCTTCATACGCTTTACCTAACGCGTTAGATACTGTCTCAACGTCTTTCCCAGTAGCGGCAGAAATATCAAGCGCTAAAGTCAATAAATCTTGTGATTTAGTTAGGTCGCCAGTTGCGATGGCGAGTCGCTGATAGGCAGGGCGAAGCTTGTCATCGGCTACGCCTGTCGCTAAGGAAGTCTTGAGGATTTGCTTCTCAATAGCGGCGATTTGGACATCAGTCGCATCGGTGACATTCTTCAGAGCATTTGCTAAACGTTGCTGGGCGGCTTCGTCTTCGATTGCGGCCTTGACTCCATCGACTGCCAACTTGACGGCATACGCGCCAGCGGCGGCCGCGGCCGCTACGAAAGCCGCTTTCGCGGCGGCTCCGAACTTCTCTACCTTACCAGCAAATCCCTGAACTTCGTTTTCAGCCGTTCCAAGCTTCTTCTTGAGATCATCGACGTCGGCAAGAATAGATAACTTGAGCGTTCTACTTCCTGCCATTATTTATCCCATTCCTTTAGAATTTTTGAAAATGCTTCTTCCCATTTGCGAATCAATTCAGGCTGAATTTTGCGAAGTGCTGGATAGATGAAATAGCCAGAATTTCCTCGACCTTTGCGAGGGGTTCGTCTTGGGAACTGAGCATAACGATTAGATCCGAATTCGTAACCAGCCCAGAGGTCTTTAGTCGTTCCTCCACCAGAGAAACGTTGAGTCGCGAATCCATAAGAGAACTCGCCAACCTTCGAGGACTTGGAAACCCTAACGCCACTTGTAATGCGATCGACAACGGCCTGTCCGAAAGTTCGGGTGATTCCGTAGGCTTTGACTTCGTTGGCGGCGAACTGAGCCAGCGCGTAGCTCTCGCGTTTAGCCGCATCAACAGCTTCAGCGTCCATCGCTTTGAAAGCGGTAATGACTGACCTAAGTTCGCGCCGGTCATAGCCAATCGCGTCATCTGCCACCATTCCGCTCCTTCAGTATTTCTATTGCCGTCAAGACTTGGTCGATGTCAGTCCATTCGCTCATTGGAATTCCGGTTGCTATCGCCACTTCGACGATAAGGCGATTTACGCTTCCGGACTCGTAACTTTTGGGCTTTCATCTCCAATCGTCATTTCATCGATTGATAACTCCCAGATTTCTTGGGACTTAGTTGGCTTTCCAGCCGCTTCGCGCTTATAAGCGAAGTAAGCCAAATCGAGAAAGTCCGCTTGTTGATACGCCGAAATATCCTTCATCGAATAAATCGACTTACCGGTCTTTCGTTCCCACTTAGCCCATTCGGGTAAGCCAGCAACGTAAGTGACTTCCTCGCCGTTCGTATATGTAATTTTGATGTTTAGTTTCATAGCTCCCGATTCCTATTCTTAGCTGAATGTCTCTGTGACTTCACCCTTTGCGACTTTGAAGGTGAATGAAACTGTCTGTGCGTCGATTCCTGATCCGCCAGCAGTTGGGAACTCTGGAAGGATTGGGAATGAGAAGACTGCGCCTGTGGCGGCAGTCAAGCTGACTGTGATGGTTGTGTCCGGTGCGGACTCTGCGGCGGCCCAGAGAGCCTCGCATACTGAGTTAGCCTTACCCCAGTCGGCAAGCATATCGAGCTGGAAAGTTCCTTCGATATTGACTGTTTTGTATGCCTCGCCATCAAGAGTCTGATAGGTCTCGCGGACGTTGGTCTTTGTCAAAACTGCGTTAGTCGCTTGGGCTTCAATATCTGTTCCACCTGTGAAAGATAGCGAAACGTCGCGACCAGTAATTACTACTGTTGCCACTTTTTCTCCTTAGTTAGTCTGTGTGTAATAGGTGGAAACGCGAATATCCGCGACCAATAAATTGACCGCGCCCACTTGCGTAACCGAAGGCCGTTCTACTGGGCCGACTGTGTAGCCGTCCGGTATAACTGCCAAAACTGAAAGAACCAGTTGCTCGAGATTGTCGAGTGATGCTGGGTTGGAAAGGTAAGCGACTCCGCAAGTGACTGTCATATTGATTTTTGCGTGAATTGTTGAGTCGTTGATTGTGTTGAGTTCTAGGTAGGGCGAATCTGGGACAAGAATAACCGCTGGCACTTGAACCGCTTCTGGAACGTATGAATAAACGTTCGCAGACACCGACCCGAGTGCGGTGGCCAGCGGTGTCCGGATAGAAGAAAGAATAGTGCTGGGCATTAGCCAACCATCGCTTCAACGTCAAGGTATGGGCCAAGAAGACCAGTTACTTTTGCGAGAAGATTCTTAGATAGGCGATAAGGTGTTACTGCGAAATCGATTCCCTCGATTGATCCGCCGGCAGCTGTTCGAGCTTGAAAGATTTCGACAGAGATAGCCAGAACGGCAGCTTCAACATTGGCATTTCCGACATATGTCGATAGTCCAGAGAGCGCAGCGTTTCCGGCTGGGATAATATTTTTTGCCAATATGTCAGCATTTGTGATTGAGACTGTAAATACATAATCGGTAATTTCGTCATCTGTAACTGTGTGAGTGCCATTGAAAGGCGAACCGCACCCAGTTATAAGGACGGATTGGCCTTCAGTAAATTCGTGAATCGTTGCGGTCTCAAAGTAAGCAACGTTATTTTCTAATGAAACTTTATTGATGCGACTTTGGAACGTGACGAGCATTGGGAGAACTAGGTTCTCGCTAGCATCCACAATATCGCCCAAGTATGCGTCCGAGTATAGGGATGACGAGACGCCAAGGATTGTACGCAGTTCGGAGACTGTAACTATCGTTGGCATCTCGCCGTCCTTTCGATCTAAAGGGTCTAAGCCAGCTCGGGAGCGGACTGGCTCAGACTATTGAGTATTACTAAGCAACCATCCACTTGTACGCACCGGACGAAATTTTCGTCGCCAAGGCTCCGTAGCCATAATACGCAACTTCAATTTGGCCATTGAGAGCTACGTTTGTCTGTAGGCGGAATCGTGAGGATTCGTACCAAGTGTAACTATCTGGGTTGATGATGATGATTGAGTTATCACCAGTTGGAGCGGCAGTTGCGAGGTTGCGAGCAACGCGTAGGTTGAGACCTAGAACGTTTCCGCGAACTGCGCCACCGGAGAGATTTCCACCTTGGTTAGATGGGCCGATGAGGTTCTGATAAATCGGACGGCCAGCATCAGCGAGGTTCATAATGTTGCCCCATTGTTCTGGGCTAACAAGGATATTGGTTGCGGTTCCAAGGGTTCCCTTATAAACCGAAACGGAAGCATCGGATACGAAATCCAAGAATCCAGCCGCATCAAGTGTGCGGTTTCCGCCATCAGTTCCACCAGCAACAAGGCCAGCGATAACTGCGACGTCTGTCGCCTTTGCGTATGCGTATTCCATTTGGCGAACAAGTTCATCAAAGAACGCAGGTGAGGAACGATCGAGAAGTTCTACGGAGAAGGTTTGACCTCCAGCGTACTTCTTTACAGAGACAGAGAGGAACTCATTTGTCATTCCTGTCTCATCGATTGCGGCGGCTTCTGCTTCTTCGCCGACTGTTGGAACTGCGGTGAGCTTAGGAATTTCGAAGCTCATACCGGCATCTGGTAGGACGCCGCTTGAAACTGAATCAACCGCTGGACGATCAGCATTTGAAAGTGGGTTGATGATTTCGGTTAGTTGGCGAGTTGGAATCAAGCCAGCATTATTGGTTGTTGTGTCGTCTGCGGCCATAACGTATTGGCGAGCGACGTCATCTCCGAGCTTTGCGCGAACGCTGTTCTCGAGATATTTAGCCTTTGTGAATTCAAGGCGTGGAGCGGTGTAGAAAGCTGGGCGTGATGCCGCAACTGTCTCCACCTTAGCAGCTTCTACCGCTTCTTCGACGGCAGGAACTGGAGCGGTAGTGTCTGACACTTGGTCTCCTTCGGTTGGTTTGTCTGCGTCAGCGGTTGCCGGAGCAGAATCTTCTTTAGGTGCTTCAT